TGCCACCATCATTACCAGCAACATTACCAGCAGCACCAGATCCACCACCACCAACAACTGTGTATATTAATCTGTCTGGTGTACCTGAGATATTTCCTAAGTTAATGCTGTATGATCCTGCTGATGTATATGTCCACTCATCTGAATAATCATATACAGGAGTACCACCAGTGTTAACTGTTCTACCACCAATATTAGATGAACCAGTAAACTGTTTCATTACTGGGTCAGGTATATAAGTTTGGAATATGTATGAACCAGCACCTTGAGCACCTGATGCCATGTAGAACTGTTCATTTGCTGATGCTGTTGGGTCTTTAAGTGATCCCACACCACCAGCACCACCAAATGCATCAAATACATCATAGGTAGCAACAGTATTATCTGTAATAGGACTTCTTAATAGTCCATGCTTGTGTGTGAATACAATACCACCAGTAGGATACCATCTAGCAAGTCTACCTCTACCTTCACGATAGTCTTGTAGATACCTATCACCACCTGCTTCTGCTTGATAACTATTAAATCCTGGTACAGTATGATATACTGTGTGACTATGTTGTGGAGCACCAGAGAGTTTAGTCTCTCTCATTGATATATCAATCTGTTGTTGACCAATAATAGTACACTCAACAGTCTCAACAACATTCTCATATCCAGTAGTAACTATTCTACCAAGTGAGAAGTATTCATCTTGAACATCTTTATCAAGATACCATGCACCACCTGTAGTACCAACACCAAGAGTTGAGTTACCTACGTTAGGAGAGTTGTTACCAAATACAGGACCATTACCAACAATCTTTCTTGTTCTTAAATCAGGTACTTTAAATGTTCCTAAGTATGGATCACCCCAGTATTGCATTACATTATTAGTATTGATACCTTCAATAGAACCATCAACAGTATTAATTCTTGCTACAGCAGTAGCACCTGATCCATTACCACCAGTAAATTGTATTGTTGGTGGTGAACTATATCCTGCTCCAGGATTAACAACATCAACACGTACAATTACACCATTCTCAACAACTGCACCAGCAGTTGCTTGCACACCAGTACCACCACCAGGAGCAGTAATTCCTACAAGTGGTAGTGTTGTGTATCCTGATCCACCATTTGTTACATCAATACCACTACTAGCTCTACCACCATACTTGTTACCAATTAATTCAAATAATCCTGGAAAATCTCCAATATTAAACTCATCACCATTACAATACAAATAACCCTCATGAGTATATGCAGGATTATCTTTTACTGCATATGCATTACCAGTAGTCTCTGTTAAACCAGGAAATGTAGTAGCACCAAACTTAACAAAGTTATGGTCTAGTGAGTTTGTACCAGTCTTTAAATTGGGTACAATAGCACCCACTGGTGTTGTATCTACGGTAAGATCTGTGTAGAAACCTGTCCGAGCATTTCTGTATAATTGTGATGTTGTCATTAGATCTTAATTAGGTATTCCATTACAACAAAAGGAGCACATGCACTATCTATTGAAACTGATGAGTCTGCACCAATTGTCATGGTAGTTTGTAAGTTTTCAGGTGGAATGACAATAGCATTTGTCTTAACCTGATAGTTATGATCACCCTTCTCCAAATCGATGCGGTGATTATGTATGGTAGGATCAAGACCTCCCTCCCGTGGTAGTTCTGCTGTATCTGTTACAGTATTCTCTAGGTCTGTTGTAGCACGACCAGTAACAACTGAATCATTTGCTTGCAGTGGTAACACATCATATAAACTATTACCAAGAAAATCTTCAGGTACACCTTGAGCACCCTGAATATATGTTGGTTGAACTGTTATAGTATCATTAGAAACAGCACCGCCACCTGGAATACAAACAAATAATAACTGTGCAACGTTTCTATATCGTGCTATGTTAGATCCATCAGCAGAACCAGCGAGTGTTCCTCTATTAATAGGACCCATTGTTGAGTTCAATATACAATTATATGTGTATTGATCACCAGCACCATATATGCAGTGACCCCAATAGATAGTACCCTGTGCAAATTGTGTTGATGTTGCACCACCACCTGTACCTGGAGACCATTTATCTATAGCAAAACATGGTTGTTGTCCTGTTCCTGCTATTCCACTACTATTTGTAGTTCCATCCAACCAATCCTGAATAGGAATAGTAGAAGCATTTCTTCTACCAAGTTGACCCTGAGGCTGAGGAGCATTAGTACCAGTCTCTGTTAAAGCTAAGTTTCTTGCTCTTACAGCAGAGTGGAAGTGTGAGTGTGGATGAATAGTATTCTCTTCAGCACCTTCACTATCTGTACGGTGTGTTGCACCAGCATATGACCAAGAGGGTTTACCTCTAATATCAATCTCTTGACTTGGTACTGAGATAGATCCACTATAATCTATTCTAACATTCTCACCAATAGCAGAGACTGCTTCAATACCAATACCTGAACGACTTATCTCATTGTCTAATGAGTTCTTTAATCTTATATTATTATATAATCCTGAGTTAGCACCTGAAGTTGGTTCAGGATACTTAGATCCAAGATCAGGAACCATGAACTGTGAGTCAGTTAATGTATCAAAGTTTGTTAGATCAGTATTCTTTCTAATAAACTTACAGTTCTGACCCACACCACATATAGCTGCTAGTTGTGGATAATCTTCAGCAAAGTATTTTGTACCATCACATTTCAAATAACCAGCAGGTAAATTTTTTGTATTAAGAGTACCATCAGGTAATCCTTCATACTCCATTGGCCAAATAATAACTTGACCTGTCAAGTTACCATACTTAGCTCTTTCTTTGTTATAGAATACTGCCATTAGAACGCTTTGATAATGAATGTCATCGTTAACGAAGGTTGTGTAGTATCACATGAAATATTTAGTGCATTTTCAAGACTTTGTGCTTGTAATGCAGAACCATCTGCATTGTCAGCAGTGTGTGATGGAGGACCAGCCATCGATCCTATACCCTGTTGTATCTCAAAACTACCATGATTATGTGCTCTGAATGCTGACTGAACTGGATCCTTATTCTCTGCACCTAAGTTCATTGAAGTTGGCCATGCACCATGTCTAAATCTAAGATCATATGTACCAGAAACTAATGTTGATGAACTAAGAGTTACTTCCCATGATGGTGTAGGATTAACATCTATCTCTTGTTGTGCTTCCATTGTCTGAACATATGTACCTTCTCTTAAGATGTCATACTTATCATCCACAGCAACAGGTGTCACATACATCAATGGAATGATTGCATCCCACTGATACCATGTATCTGGTGCAGTACCATACTGTCGTCTAAGATCAGTACCACTAGGTAATATAATTTTATTAGTAGCATCAAGTACGCAACCACTAACAGTAAACACAGCAGCAGTTTCAGGATCATCTACTAGACCATCAGATCTTACTGGTGATCCTGTATCATATCCAAAATAGTTTGGTCTAGACCTATACTCCATAGGTCTTGGGAACAAACCAGTATGGTTTGGAGTCTTGTGTGTATCTACTGGAACAGTATCTAACAACTGATCTGTATTTCCTCTACTGAAAACTGTTTGTGTGTATGTTGTACTACCATGTCCAGATCCTCTGTCATTGGTATTAGTACGCCAGTTTGCTGCACCAGCAGGAGTAGTACCCCAGTAGTCTTTATTAGAACTGTCTGTTATAAACTCCATGAAACTATCCATACGTGGTAGAGTATGTTCATGAGTTTCATCACCATAGAATGTTATGTTAGTTGCACCATTCTGCCATGATGTTGGTTCAGCAGCTTTAAGAGAACAAGTGTTAGGACCATCAGTAGCACAATATACTGTAGCAGAACCAGTCATCTCTATACCTTGGTCTGTCCTAAAGGTCATTGCACCAGTAGGGTTGACGTTGGTAGATAATATATTATCTGAGTGACCATGAGCAGGAGTATGATTAATACCCAACTTACGATTCAGTGTGTATATTGTCTCAATAAAATCAGGAGCAAACAAAGTTATGTTAGTGAACTTAAAGTATAAGTTACCAGCTATATTAAGTGTGAAATCAATATCAGATGTTGCTTCATAGGTTGTAGTAACTGAAACAGTTTCACCATAGTCTTGAACCAGAGCACCTACTACAGACTGAGCATCATTCTGACCATGTTGATACGTTGGATCATTGAGATCTGTATTCTCTAGGTCAGTCATTACTCTATTAGATAACTGAGGTAATCTAAACTCAGCATTCTCATAACCAGCATAAGGGAATGGATAATGATCTCCATTAGTATCAATCATACTACCACCATAGGTGTCACCTAAATTTGCTGCAAGTAATGGATAGTCAGCAGCTTTTAAAGTCTGACCTGTACATACTATCCATCCTGTAGGTATGTTAGAAGGAAGGAAACCTGTACCACCATCACCGCCCCAAGGTAGGATAGTTCCTACCTTTGCAGTTCTCATGCTTTTAATAGAATCGTAGAGTGCAGTCATGTCTTTAGAGTTCGATTAACCACCATCCTCTTAATCCAGGAGGAATGGTTTGAGCAGAAGCAGAACCTTCAACGTCAACAGTACCAGCGTAAACTAGACCGAATGATGCGTTGCGTGTCTGAATAATTAACTCACCTGAATCCCATGCGGTATTCAGTGTCTGACCAGCACCAGCAGCGATTCTAGATCCTTGACCATCACCCTGTATGTTAACAGAGATGTTATTGATCTTCTTCGCTCTGATAATCAGACTTGTATTATATGTAAGGTTACCACTTAGTTCAACAAATCTAATCATGTCACCTGTTTGTGCATTTTCTGGTAAGTAAACAACCATGTTGCTTCCAGAAGATGCGTTAACAAGATAGTTCTGGTTAACTTGTAGTGGGTTATCAATTTGCTGACCAAGACCAGTTGTAGGATCAAAGGCAACGTAAGTATGTCGTCTACCACCACCAGCAGTCCAGTACTTCTCAATACCGAATGAATCGATAGCGTTGTTCTGATAGATCTTGAAGTCCTTAGGACCAGCAGTTCCACCAGTTCCAGCAGTACCTAAGTTATCTATATGGAATATAGGTTCAATTGCTGATTCAAGTTCTAATACTTTACCTGCCTGATAGAAGGTTTCACCCATCAAGATGTTACCTTCTTTATTTGTAACTCTGAATGTAGTTTCAGTGCTGCAAAGTCCGAACATCTGACAGTCATCATAGTAGACCTTAAGATCACCATAGAATGCACCAGGACCTTTGAGTGTAAGTCCAGCAGTATCTGTCTTAGGATCTTCAATTGATCCATCACCTGAGTGACCATCATCGTTAGCGATGGACATAACGAGTGTCTTACCATCAGAACCATACATTCTGATAGCACCACTCATGACCTCAAGATCCTGATTGATAGTAGTAGATCCACCACCAAATAGTTGAACTGGTGTAGTACCAACAACGTTAGGTTCTCTGATCTGCTTAGGCATCTTGATTGCATAGAATGCATCAAGTGTTCCATCAACAGAGTCAGGTGTGAAGAATTCAGATCCTATTCTGACAAGAGTTACATAATCAAGTTTAGGAGCAATTAGATCAGCATCCTTGAGTGAGATCTCTAATCTAATATCACTTTGGTTAGGTGATCTAGCCTTAAGTGCTGTTGCTCTGTCTGCCTGAGTAGCAGCCATATCATGTAGGAGTGTTGTAGTCCTTTCATACTTGTCTAACTTAACAAGGTTAGTACCAATAGAGAATGCTATTGCACTAGTACCTTCAATTCCACGACCACCGTTGACATACTCAGCATTAGATGCTGTTGGTAGAATAAACTCACCACCTGAACCTGTGTAAGGATCATCGGTGACTCTAATAATTTCAATAGATGATGTAGTATAGAGTGCAATCATATCACCCTTCTTGAATGATGTTAGATTACCTTGTATCTCAATATTTGATGTCGATGAAACAATAGCAGCAGAAGTTGTTGATGCAGGACCACCAGAGATAACAGACATTGGATTGTGTCTGTATACATGAACTTCATCAACACCCTTAGTGTATGCAGCAGGTGATGTACCATACTGTTCAGCAAGCAAGAATGCTGTACCATGATGATTACCAATGGTTGTGTCACCTGTACAAGTGTCAACTTCGAAGGTTGTAATACCAGATCCATCTGATATAGTTAACTTCTTATTGGTTGTTGAGTTTGTGTATGGTGTAGTACATGTACCATTGAGACTTAACTGACCATTGATGATGGTAGTTCCACCTGTACCCAACGTTGTGTTACCAGTTGTTGAATCAACTTCAAATACAGTTTCCTCGTTAGCAGTATCACAACCATTCTTGATGGATAGTTTCTTAGCAACCTGACTCAATAGAGTCTTGACTTTAAAGAGTTCACCCTGATCAAATATACCATCAGCAGTTGTATCTTCACGATCAATGATTACATAATCACCAATCACAATAGATCCACCAAACTGTGCTAAGTATACATTCTCCTCAGTACCAGCATCATCTAAAGTTGTAGTTGTCCAAGTAGCATTGAACTGAACGATACACTTGTAGATAGCAGTAGTATCTGAATGATCAGATCTCTTAGCAGTATATGTACCAAATGGTAGTCTTTCAACTACGATCCAGTAAGGTGCAACGTTGATTCTTGGAAGAGAAACAATCTTGACAAATTCTGGATGTTTGTTACCAGTGTCATCAGTATCAATAAGTAGAATGTCATTCTCACTGAAGTACTGATTACCAGCAGCATCGAATGGACGATTCTTAAGTGGTAAGTAGAACTGTTCACCAGTTAGAGCTGGTAGACTTAGAGGTTCAACGTTACCAGAGATTGCTGTGATTGTATTCTGGAATACTGTTCCACCCCAATCACCAGTACCAGCAGTATCAACTGCGTTGTAGTTTTCATCAGTGGATATAACTCTTAGTACATCAATCAAATCAACATTACTGTTGAATACATTGTTACCAAGATCTCCACTAGCATGAGTGAATGCAGTAGATCCAATCTGTGCTCTGTCTGCTGTGAATGAGTAAGAAGCAAATCCACCACAGAGTGTAATGTCTGAGTTAAATCTAGCACTTGAATCAACGACTAGGTTGTTCCTAATTGTTGTAGTACCACCCTTACCAGCGATTGTGATCTCAGCAGCGTTGGTAGCAAAGTCAAGTTTAGATGTAGCAGAACTACCAGAGAAGAACTCAACAGTTCCAGCAGTAGATGTTAACTTAACAGTGTCAAGTAATCCTCTAGTTGTACCTAACTGGAAGTCTCCCTTAGTCTTGAATGACTTAGTACCTATAAGTGTGAATGATAATGATTCGTTATTATTATAAGCACCACCTATCTCTACCTTAGAAATATTGGTAGAAGTATCAGGAGTAGCACCAATCCATATATTACTATGGAGTGAAGCATTACCTACACGAATGAATTGGTCAGCAGTGCTATCGTTAGCAACATGAACTGTACCAGCAGTAGGTGCAAAGTCTAATGTTCCAACAAATAGACTTGGGAAGAACTCAATAGTACCTGTAGTAATAGTAGTTCTAACCTGTGCAGTATTAGTTCCACCACCACCATTGATTTCAATGTCCTCTTCGAACTTAGCATCACCAGTGAATCTAGACTCACCATCAACAACTAATGCTCTATCAAGTTCTGCGTTAGTTACATTAACACCAACACGTCCACCGTTAGCAGTAGAAACTCTGAAGGTTGACTCATCAGTTGGTGTAGCACTATCACCACCAACCATGAATGCATCAGTACGTTCTTGATATGTTCTGGTAGCATCAGTTGCATGTGATGCATAGTCAGTGATCTTCTTACCACTAATGAATGCAGTACCAACAACATCCAAGTTAGCACGTGGAGTTGTCTTAGCATCAACGAAGTTTGTTGCGAAGGATGCCTTATCAGATCTACCAACTGTGTTAATACCAAGTTTGTAATCACCAATAGCATCACTCTCTGTTCTAAGTGCTTCACCACCAATAACACCCCACTCTTTCCAGTTGGAGTTAGAGTACTCAAGTCTAATATTAGAATTGTTTAGAACTTCATCAGACCACATTCTTGGGTTCTGATTGTTAACAGTGTTCTTGGTTGCACCAATAGCAATTTGTAATGTATCAGCAGCAGAATTAAATCCATTTGATATAACCTGCCATGTACCATTGAAATCACCATCACTGAATCCAGTGATCTTAATCTCGGAGGATGATGTGATACCAAGTTGTTGGTTAGTTAGTGAAACCCACTTGATTGTAATAATATTAGTATTATTAAATGCAAATGATTCAGGAACAGCATTACCAATTAATGTGTAGTAGTTAGAGTAGATCCAACCAAGTGATCCAGTCTTACCAATGCTCTCACCCTTGAGTAAGAAATCACCAGACTTAGGAGCACCAGCATTACCATACTGAACAATCTGACTTGCATTAAATGCACCAGTTTGATCAGGAGTAATGTTAGAAGGTACAGCACCTACAACATGTGTCTGAATCTTGTATGCTTGACCATCTCTGCGACTATTGAATTGGAAAATTGCTGCGGAAATTTTATTCCTAGCAATAACAATATCACCACCAGTTTCGACATTTCTGACGAATGCTGATCTATCAAGAGAACCATCATCGATAGCAGGATCAACGAAGGAAGAAACTACCAACGCAGGGTTGTTTCTAACAGTTCCAAGAACATTAATTAGAACAGGTGAGTTAAATGTACTTCTCTTATCCTGAGCTTCACCACCATTAACAGTGATGTACTCATTAAATGTAACAGGAGTATCAAACGTAGTAACTAGATTACCTAATGACTCGTCATCATCATCAGAATCAACAAGTGTTGCAGACTCTAGGAATACTTCTTCACCAGTGATAGCATCAATCTTACGGTTACCAATGTATAGGTCACCGTTAGAGTTAAGACCAGTGTAGAATACTAGACCACCATTTTGTTTCTTAGACTGTGCATAGAAGTCTTGTATCTCTGTGAGTACAACTTCCTGACGTGCAGGTAGACCAGTTGAGTAGTTACCTGGACCAAAACCAAGATATTCAAATGTGTGGTTACCTGCTCTTGCGATAGATGGTCTTCGAAGTTCAACGTAGTATCGTTGATCTGTTTGAACTGTACTATCACCAGCGATAGGAATTAATCTATCTTCTGATCCAGAAGCAGCGTTACCCTTCTGTGCTCTGATTCTATTATCAATAGCAGATGATACTTGTGTATAAGTATTGTCTCCAAATGCATTGTTCTTAACTAGATCAATAACACTCTCTTGAGTTAGTGAACCCTTGAAGTCGTTAACTCTTACAAGACCATGAACATAGTTATCAGCAGCAGAATATGTCTGAGGTGGATCAACTAATGTTGCATCCAACTGCTGATACCAGAGAGGATCGTTCTTGTAGTTTAGAGGATATAGTTTGCTGATAGGCTGAGAGAACTTGAAGTTCTTGAAGTTGCCTAAGTTACCAGCACCTTGAGGCATTGGTGAAATGTTACCACGAACAGCAGTTAGATAGTAGATACCATCTTGCTGACCATAGATACGTTTCTGAATCTCCTGTGTATTGAAGATGTAGAATGTGTCATCAATCTGACCAACATCTTCTACCGATTCAACATAGTATTGGATGCTTGCATCGTCTTCAATAATATCACCTGGTGTGATAGTATAAACAGCAGAACCATTCTGTCTGTAATAGTATTCAGGATAACCTTTCTTAATAAGATCCTTAAGTACCAATGACTTACCAAAGTCAGCATCAGCAAGTAGATCAGCAAATGCAGTACCTTGACTGAACCTTATGTTATCGATAGAATCATAGTCTATCTTACCAACAGTATCCTTAAGGATCATGTGCCATGTAGTAGTGCCAGGTACTTGCATGATTGCATGTAAGTAACCATAACCACTAGAGTTACCATCCCACTCAATCCTACTACCTGGTGCAGATTGTGTCTTGTTAGCAGTGAAGGATCCACCTTGAGGTGCAGTAATCTTAACAGTAGTAAACTTAGTGTTTGATAGTGCAGGATTAGTAACACCCTGTTCGAATACAGTTAGTTCTAGATAATCATCAGCACCCTGAGTAACATATCTACCAGACTGAATAGTCATAGCGATATAGTTCTGAGTTGTGATAACCTTAGCGAACTGTGTATTAGCTACAAGATCCTTCTTGTATGGATCGTATGCTACTTCACTATTAAGACTGAAGTTATTAAAGTCTTGCTTAGTGTAACCAATGTATTCGTTAGCTTGTACTGGGTTAGAGAAACGTGCTTTAGTTACGTTACCAGAAACAGGTTTAAGAATTAGTTTCTGAGGTACTAACCTTCTTGTTTCATCAGTCCTTGTCTTGATGGTGAATCCGTTAAGTGGATCACGAACAGACTTAAGATACTGAGGTATAACATAACGTAGACGATATAGTCTATCATCAGCAGGTCTTTCATCCTTAATTCTTTCGAACCAAGAGTCATTGGTCTTATCAATACCATCAGCGTATTCTCTGATCCTCTTGATGATTTGATCTGTGTTGTTACTATTCTCAACCTGTAAGTACCACTTACCATATATTACTGGTGCAGTATTAGGATTAACATACGTTGGATCAAATCTCATTGGAGACTGACGCTTGTTAGCAAATACGTTAAAGTCGTAGATGCCTGGCTGATATGTTATTGGGTTAACACCCTGTTCTGCATCACTCTTAGTCTTGTGGATAGTAAAGACTTTCTCTGTTTGATACCTAGCAAAGAAGTACTTGTTACCTAACAGTCTTCCATTAGTATCTGCAACAGTAGTATCACTAGCATATGCTGCACCAACTAAAGGTAGAGAACCACCTTCTCTTACTCTAAAGAATACAGTATGTCCTGTAGTGTTAGAGAATGGAACATCAAAGATGTGTGGAACATCTGTACGGATATTAGTATTACTTACACCGTCAAGTACACAAGCATATTGATGTAGATCATAGTTATCATCAAGAACAAATTGATATAGATCAATCTCTACGTCTGGATGTATATCTTCTACTTCAGCAGAATGTAAGTAGATACCAGCAGCAGCATTCTCTTTGCTGCTTGCAAGCATGATCTTAGTCTGATCAGTACCATTGAATGTAGATGATACACCATAGTTCTCAGGCTTAGTAGTTCTTGCAGGAGCAATTACATAGTATTCTCTGTTAGTTTCAAATCCATTAGGTAGTCTAACGAAACGCTTATCAACATCAACATAAGACTGTGTAGCAGTATCATAACGTGGACGTGGAACCAATCTAATTGGTGTACCTGTCTCAAGATCATGTGGGTTAGCAACATTACCTTGTCCTAGTGTCCAAACTGTTGCTCTAGATGACAGTGCAGTAGACAACTGTGATGGTTCACTACGTGGCACAGTTCCCAATCCAGTTTGAATAACTGTGGTAATATTAGAGAAGTACTGACGTATAGCATTTGCTTGATCAACACACTGAGGATACGTTGTATTCTGTGTGATAGTATTATCAACTGTTCTAGTAAGAGTTGTGTATACACCATCAACAAAGTCGAAGTACAAGTATGAGTTAGTACTTGTTGCGTTAGCATTAATAGAAGGACCAAACTCTAGACCAAGAGGAACAGGGTTCCTTTCAACACTGTCAAGATAAGAATTAGAGTTGATAGTTCCAGTGATTATCTGGAAGAGAGTTGTGATTGTAGATGCAACCTGTTGACAAGCACCATTAGAAATAGTTCTTGTTACACTATCAAGAGATGTTGGTGTTTCAACTGTATCAATAACAATCTTGAATAGTGAGTTAAGTGTTGATCTTACATCTTCACATGATCCAACTGAAGGAGTTCTTGTAACTCCACCAACTATGATTTGTTCTGATGAACTGACGAAGGTATGAACTGACGTATCAGATGATACACCAACATTAACCGTGATTGTGGTAGCAGTAGTGCCAGTAATGGTAGGATCATTGTTTGAAGCTGGGTCTGTTGTACGTGGATAAGTATGATTTGATGCATTATTATCTCTAGCACATGTAAATGTTAGAGAGTTATCAGGAATATTAACACCGATTCCAGCACTGTAGTTGTGAGCACCAATGTCAAGTGTTAAAGCACCAGTTGCAGGATCATAAGATGATGTAGATACTGTATGCTTCTTACCAGACAATGTAGTAGGATTACTAATAGCATCCGTTACAATCTTAGTAAGAACACCAACAGCAGATCTCATGTCCTCACAAGGACCAACAGAATCTGTACGAGTTACACTTTGTAGTGATGCTGGATTAGCGATTGTACCTGTTAAGATAGTAACTAAAGTATCGATAGCACTCAATACAACAGCACAGTCTCCGTTAGCAACACCATTAGTAATGGTTGTATCTTTAACCTGAGTTAGTGCAGTGTGACCACCAACAGTAACATCTACGTTAGTAGCAATCTCTTTCATGATGTCACGTACTGCATTAAATGCAAAGGCAGTTTCAGCCTCAGATCCAGCAGCATGAGCACCTGCAACATAAAGGTTAGCAGCATCCCATACTCTATGGTTACCACCATAACCTGTGTTATGTGCAACAACTTTAACTACATCTTTAAGATCATCTAAACAATCAGCAGAACTATAACCAGACTGCCATGAATAAGAAGGATACTGAGCAATCATTCTACCCAGTGCTATCTCTGCTGCAAACTCTACGTTAGCTAAGATTAGATCCTTAGCATCAGCATGTCTGTTACTTACATGAGCAGCTGCACTAGCAGTTATAGAAGTGTCCCTAACCTGTGTGCGACCATGAGAACCAAGTGTTACAATATTCTCATTCCTACCGATTTGAATCATCAAATCACGTGCATGATTAAGTGCATCGATAGTTTGTTGCTCTTCACCAGCAACCTCTTGGACCATACCCTGAACATAGAGATCAGTCATCTCCCAAACTCTATCGTTACCACCGTATGCTAGGTTGTATGAAACTTCTTCAACAAAGTCTACGATATCATCTTTACAATCTTGTGGGTTACCTGTTGGAGGAACAAAACCAGGATAGTTAACCAACATCCTTTCATATGCTTCATCAGCAATGAGTAGTTTGTTAGCAACAACTAGGTTACGTGCATCACCAAATCTATCTGTTGGGGGAACAGGTTCGTTGAATGTGATACTCTTATCGAATACCTGAGATAAACCATGATGTCCAGTAACAAGGATCTTCTGGTTTCTAAGTGCTTGAGCAGACATCTCACGTGCTTGCTCAAATACATAATTGGTTTCATCTTCCTCACCAGCAACATGAGCACCAGTCTTGTATGAGTATGCTGCATCCCATGTCTTATCGTTACCACCATAAGCAAGGTTGTCGCCAACTGCTTGAAGTAGATCAACAACATCATCAATACAATCTTGATTATGATACTGTTGGTTACCAGCAACTGTGAATACTTTGTGTATCGAATTACTTATTGCACTAACAAACTTATGGAAGTAAGCACCACCAGTTTGAATAGCACCAGCAGATGCACTCTTGAATATGTGTGGATATTGATCATTAGCAGCACCAACACCAACGTTAATAGTGAATGTTCCTGATTCTTTCTCAATATTATTAGCAACTGATCTTACAAATGTATGATTAGCAGTAGGATAATGCTTGATAGAATTAGCAACAGCACTTACAAATGTGTGAGGTGACTGTGGTTCAAAATGTACAGCATTAGTAGTAGAACTTACAAATGTGTGAGTGTATCTCTGATTATAGATAACAGCATTTGTTGTAGCACTTACGAATGTATGATCATACTGATCTGCAACAGCACCAATACCAACATTAACTGTAATAGTTGTAGCTGTAGCATCGCTAATTTCTAAATCAGTATTATATGCTGGATCAGTAACTCTAGGATATGTGTGGTTAGTTGCATTACTATCCTTTGTACATGTAAATGTCAAAGAATCAGATGCTAATCTAATCTTCTCACCATTCTGTAAATCATGTACTCCAATGGTAAGAACCATATCACCAGTAGATGCATTATAAGAAGCATTTGTTGGTGTGTAGTTAGTTAAAGGAGATGCACCAATGTTAACTGTAATAGTTCCAGTCTGTCTCTTAAGACCATTAGCAACAGCAGATACAAATGTATGATTAGTAGTATCACTAGAGATACCTACGTTAACATCAAATGCATTTGTTGTTACATTCTGGATCTTCAACCACCTTGAACTTGGGTAGTCAAATCCTGGCCTGGGATAATTTTTCTGACTTACGTTACCATCAAGTTCACATGTCATCACCAGTGTATTATCTTCGATTAAGATATAATCTCCTTCAGTGAATCCATGATTGTTAACAGTCAAGGAAAGTACACCTGTCTCAGGAATATAACCTGCACCAGCAACACTGTGAAGTGTAGCACCTACCTCATTAATGATGATAGATTTCTCACCTGCAAATGGATCAATTCCTGGACGTGGATAACTATGATTTGATGTGTTGTTATCTTTAGAACATGTAAAGGTTAATGAATTATCTTTAAGGACAATATTTGCACCTTCACGAAGACCATGCTGACCAATGGTAAGGATCATCTCACCAGTGGTTGAGTTGTAATCAGCAGCAGTAGGAGTCCATGTTTCGTTATCTCCAGCTCCACCTACATTGACAGTAATTGTGTTTGAAGTTCTGCCAATAATATTAAGAGATCTGGATGATGCAAAGTCAGTTCCAGTCTGACGTGTAATAGCACCAGCAACACCACTTACAAATGTATGTACATCTGTGTTGGTAGAAGGTACACCAGCAAGACACTGGAACTCAAATGTATTTGAAGATACATTAGAAACTTTAATCCACTGACCACTTACAGGATCACTAGGACGTGGGTATGATTTCTCAGCAAGAGTACCAGTAGCACCGTTGAATCCACAACTGAATTTCAATGCACCATCAGCAATCTTAACAAAGTCACCGTTCATCAATCCATGATCAGTTGTAGTTGTTATAGAAACAATACCTGTTGTAGGATTATATGTTGTACCAGTTGTAGCACTAAGAGTTTTGTTTGCTGGACGTGGATATACTTTCTGAGATTGTTCTTCATCCATCTGACACTTGAATGTCAGTGAGTTATCATCGATAGTAATACCATCACCGATAGCAAGAGAATGAGATCCAATAGTTAATACTAAATCACCACTAGCAGGATCATAGTTAGCACCAGTTGGTGTGAACTTATTCTCTGTTATGTCAGCAGTAACAGCACCATAATCAGCAGATATAAATGTGTGAGTATAGTTACCACCACTGGTTACAGAATCAGCAAGAGCAGAAACAAATAGATGTTGTGTTGTGTCAGTAGACTTACCAACATCAAGTGTGATTGAATCAGCAGCAACAGCAGTAACAGTTACAGGAGAATCATATGACTTATCTCTCTTCTGACTAATAGCACCAGCAGCAGCAGATACAAATGTATGTGCAGTAGTGTTAGTAGATGGAGCAAAGTCTAATACTTGAATATCAAATGTACTTTGAGTTACAGCAAGAACCTTAACCCACTTGTTACTAATAGGATCACTA